AAGAAATATTTATAAAAAAGGTCAATGTTTATAGGGTTTTAAAAAAAATTTAAAAAAATTATAGAATTGTGCCACTTAAAGTGAGCTTTTTGTGTGCTTTAAGTAGTGTTTTAACATCAGGGTCTAGCTTGGAGAATAACTCGCTAACTCCTGTATTGACATCTCCATAAGTATTAAATGGAGTATCTTTTCTTTTGAAATATCTTAGGGCTTGTATCAATGTTGCAGTTTTAATATCTTCAGGAACTATTGAATAACCCCACTTGGCAGTTATCTGAACATTGTTTTTTATTGTTGGGTCGAATCTCTCTGAGCTTCTTGTATCAAGAATTGTAATCTTGTTGTAAGGCTCAAGGTAAGTTGTGCCACCTGTAATTTTTAATATTCTAGGATTGCTTGGCTCAACTATAAAATCTGTATTGATTGTTAAAGTAGTTTCATAAGCACCGTCATCATTGTCATCTAATTTAACAATGAGACCTGTGGTTGTACTTATATCAGGCACATCAAGATAGACACTCGACTTTGGTGTAAATACTTTTGCATTGGCAGAACTATCTTGGTTAAATCTTCTACCTGTTATTGCGTCAATTAATCTACAAGCAGAATCAATAGCAGTATCAATGTTGTCATCTTGAGCTGACCCTGATAAACCAATGTATGCTTTAAAATCTGTTTTATCAACATACTGTGCCATTTAAAGACCTACTTTGATTTATTTTCTTTAGGTGCTTTTGCTTTTGCTTCTACAAACTTAAGAGCTTTGTATTCTGCGTCAGGCATTTCCCAACCTGCTCTTGCAACAAGTTTTCCTTTACGCCAACCTTTTGGCATACCTTCAGCAGACTCTTTACAAAGTCCTTCGTCATTCATATAAATATCTTTTTTTAATTTCATCATTTCCTTTTTGCTAGATGTCCCACTCACATAATTGGAATGGGACATCAAAGCCATTATTAACTATTAAAAGTTAGTAATAGTACAGAAAGCAGTTGGTCGATAGACAGGGAATCCTAATCTAACGGTTGCCTTCATAACCATAATATCTTTTACGAAGTTTTCATCGTGGGAATCAGACATAGCGACTTCCATACCTTGTCTTGCGACAATATGACACGCTTGTCCTCCACCGAATACTCCAACAATCGGAGTTCCTGCAGGTCTAGTTGTGTCTAACACGACAGGGAGTCCCCATAGTGTTTGTCCAACTTGCCCACCGAACTGTCCTGCACCAACAAATAATGGATTCAAGCTACCACTTGTAGTAACTGCGTTAACTTCAGTAACAACTTGATACCAATCTGAAGGGTGCATAATTATTGCGTCAGGACTTAAGAAGCTATCTTTCTGAATTTCAGTAATTGCTTCATAAACTTGTCCAACTCTCTTAAGGTTTCCTGAGAATGATGAGAAATCAAAAGTATTGATTCCTGATACATTCAAAAGACCTGTTAAGTTAGCACCTGAGCCACCTCCTGCAAGTAGTTGGTCTCCAACTGCAAGATTAACCATTGTTCGTAATCTTGAGTCAAGATAACCACTTACTGCTGAGACATCAGCTAACAACTCATCGGTTACAGGTAAGAATGAGCCAATCTTACGAATGTTCTCTGTCTTTTCTGTGAAAGCAAGTGCGTTTTCGCCCAATGCCCCACCTTCTGCTGTTGCAGAAGAGTTGTTTGTGAATGTGGATTCTTCTAGATATTTATATTGATAATTATCTGTTGTAATAGTATCAATCAAATCGATTACTGTCTGAGGGTTTCTCAAAGCAGTAGGTACGATTAAGTCTGACCTAGTTACGGCAGGTGGATAACCTGATTCTGTCAAAGTAGTTTTTAGTTCTACTTTTGGATTCCACTTTAGTTCTGAATTAATGTTCTTTTGCCCATTATTCATAAAACTTGTGTAGGCATTAGAGTCAATAAGTTGTTCGCCAAGAGTTTTTCTCTCTATGACTTCCTTCTCATTGTGAATAGGCATTGATTTTACTTCTTTACCTTTTTCTAATGCTTCTTCAAGTCTTGCTTCTTGAGTTTCTAGAGCATTTAATTCATTAACTTTTTCATTAAGTTTTTCAATATCGGCATTTCTATCTTCGATAGCTTGTTTTTTCTCAACAGATATTTCAGACCCTTCTTCAAAAGTGTCTTTCATTTCTTTGATTGCACCGAATTGCTTTTCTCTTAATGCGTGGAGTTCCTGTGTGAGTTCTGTTAATTTACTCAACTTTATCTCCTTCATTAATTATGCCTTGACTTCTTGCCAAGACTTCTTGTGTGTTTAGCCAAAGTGAGTCAATATTATCTTTAGGTTGCTCAGCTTCTTCTTTTCCTAGTCCAAGAATGTTGTCTAAATCGTTATAGACTTCTTGGATTCGGTCTTGAATCTGCATAAGGGATTCTTGAGCAGACTTTGACAATGTTTTGCCTTTATCTAAGCGTAAAGAAGTAAGTTCTTTTGCTCTATCAATGAAACTGTTAATTGTGATAAGCACATTATCAGCTTCATCTGTGAATCTAAGACCTGATTCAACATCTTTAACATCTTTTTCTTTTTGTTCTTTTACTGCAACAGTATAAGTTGATTGGTTTGCACCAACAAGAACAGGAGAGACTTCAAATACAGTAGCAGATTTTATATACCTGACATCTTCTGATTGTCCGTCCTTTTGAAAAGTTCCTTGTTCAGCGTCATCAACTTGAAATCCAAATGACCATTGTTGTAAATCTCCCATAGCTTTGACAATTTCATAGGCTTCTTTGCCACTCTCAGACGACATAATAAACTCGCCTTTGAATGTTGCCTTGTCATTATCTTGAACTATGCGACCTTTTCCGATAGGATTCTCCCATTTGTGAGACCATACCATTGGTACTTCGCCTTCTAAACCTTTAAATGATTTTAGTGAGTTTGGTAAAACTACATCTCCGTCAGAATCTACATTATTAAATACAGAGAAAACTGCTTCTACTTTGCCTTCAGTTTCATTATCTAAAGCAAAGTCTATTGATTTAAACTCTTTGTCCATTATTCTTCTTCCTTATCTACCCACGCTTCGTTTTCTTCTGTGTTAGGGTCGTCTGCAATATAATGACCTTTGTCATTCCTTGCCCTTACTTTACTAGCTTCTTGTAATTTTTTTTCTTTTTCGGCTTTTGTAATTTTAACAAGCGTACCTTGTTCAACTAACCATTTAATACTTTTTTGTGGAATAGCTTTGCCGTCAATAAATTCGCCTTCAGCAAAGTATTTATCTTTAACAGTTATTCCGTTCATCACTTCATACATTATGTAATTATCTCCACGCTAAATTCTACGCCTAAGTAATCAATACTATTTACAGTATAAACACCATAATTAGACGCTTCAACAACTCTAGCAGAACTTACCACTCCACCTAAAGTTGTATCTCCTTCAATAGCTGATTTTACACTTGTACTTCCACTTCCGTCTAAATAAGAATCTAAAGAATCCTGCGAGAGTTCTGCGTCCACTCTTGAAACATACATATAGATTGGAATGTTGTATGTGTCTGAGCCACGAGCCATTGTTGAATCATATTCCAAAGAACTCATCACACCAACAACTGCCGTAGGTGGCTCAATAGAATCAGGTACAAAAGAAAATATACTTAATCCTGAGATTGTTGCTAATCGAGTTTTTAATCCGTCTCTTATGCTAGATAAACTTGCCATAACTCTTACTATAACAAAAAAGCCACCAATGTAGGTGGCTTAATTGCTTTTGTTAGATTTGTTTACCAAGTGTCAGCACAAGCGTCCTCGTAACCGTGAATTATGCCACCTGTCCAAACAACACAAAGTTCACATTCTTCAACATATTCTTCGTGTGCAGGAACATCTAATAGTTCAACTTTTAGGTCTTTGTAATTTTCAGACCAATCATTATCCCATTGATGTCCATATCCCCACCTGTCAATAAGTTCAAGTTGATGAATCCAACCTTGACCGTCTTTTTCTAAATATAGTCCTGAAGGTGCATTATCTAATCCATAAGAAAAATCGTGGTCATAAGCAGATTCCTTATACCAATCATTTTCTGTATCATAACTTTTTTCAAACCAAGATACCTTCATAATTTGGTTATCAGTTTTTATTGCTGATAGTTTTTTAATATCAGAAACTAGCTTTGTAATTCTACGGTCTTTGCCGTAGCTACCGTCTCTGTAATTATTTACATATTGTGTCTTTGTCATTTTATTCTCCTTGTTTGTTTCATTCATAATCTAAGATTAACAGGTTTTAAAAGTAATGCAAGTCTTTATAGTGAAAAACACTATAATTAAAAATATAGATGACCACTATACAGAATTTTATGAAGAATAAATGGTTTATATAAAAAAGAATTATTATTGTAGATGTACAGATAAAATAATGTGTCGAATGCACTACGATAGGCGAGAATACGAAATTTTTAAAAAGACAAATACTATATAAGGTAATTAATAATTTTA